CTACTAGGTAATGGTCGCCATTGTTGGTATGTGGCCCCAACGTATAAAGCCAGTAAGCAGATCGCATGGCTATTTCTCTGTGACTTTATACCGAGAGAGTACATCGAAAAGAAGAATGAGAGTGAGCTATCAATACGGCTTCTTAATGGGTCGATCATAGCCCTTAAAGGTGCTGACAATCCCGATAGCTTGCGTGGTGTTGGCTTGAATTTCATTGTGCTGGATGAGTTCGCAGATATGAAGATCACGGCATGGACTGAGGTATTGCGTCCAACACTATCTGACAAAGAGGGCAGCGCGTTATTCATTGGCTCACCCAAGGGGCGAAACCACTTCTATGACATATGGACTGATGGTGTTGATGGGCGTGAGGAATGGTCTAGCTTTCAGTACACAACGCTTGATGGTGGCAACGTCCCTGAGAAAGAGATTGAGTCGGCAAAGCGTGATTTAGATGAACGTACTTTCAACCAAGAGTATTTGGCCCAGTTCGTTAATTACTCAGGGATTATCTATTACAACTTTGAGCGTGAACAGTCAGTGAAGAAAGCAGAAGATAGCTCGCTAATGCCATTACACATCGGAGTCGATTTTAACATCAACCCAATGAGTGCTGTGGTGTTTACTCGCAACAAGAATGACCTTCACGCCATTGATGAGATAGTTATACATGGGTCAAACACTGACGAAATGGCAGACGAGATACACCATCGTTATCCTAATCGACCCATCACTATCTACCCTGACCCAGCAGCACGACAACGCAAGACAAGCGCAGGCGGCAAGACGGATCTATCAATACTAGAGAACGCAGGCTTTACCGTAAAGGTTAGACCATCACACACGCCTATTCGAGACAGAGTTAACGCTGTAAATAGCCGACTAAAGACTAAATCAGGGGAGCGACATTTGATCGTTGACCCGAAATGTAAACACGTTATTAAAGGGCTTGAGAGACACACTTACAAAGAGGGTACTTCTCAGCCAGATAAAGATTCGGGGTTTGACCACATGAATGACGCTCTTGGTTATTGTGTGGATTATTTATTTCCTGTGCGTAAAGACCGTACAGAAAGACAACCAACTAGATGGACTTAACTAAATGAATATCACAGATAAGCACAAGTCATACGAAGCTAACGCGACTAAGTGGGAGTTCTTTTTGCGCTCTTATCTAGGTGGTGATGATTACCGTGATGGGCAATACCTACTCAAGTATGTGCTTGAAGATAAGAAAGAGTATGCAAAGCGGCTGGATTTAACCCCCGTTGATAACCACTGCAAGAATGTGATTAGCATCTATTCTTCATTCCTATGGCGCATTGCTCCTACCCGCAATTTCGGCAGCTTGGTTGAAGATCAGGCGTTGAACCAGTTCATTAATGATGCTGACAATGATGGTCGAAGCCTAAACCAGTTTATGTCTGATGCTCAGATATGGTCAGGCATATACGGTCACGTTTGGATTATGATGGATAAGCCAGCCGTTATTGCTACAACACGCGCTGACGAATTAGCCCAAGAGGTTAGGCCATACGTCACAATGATTACCCCTGAAAACGTACTCGATTGGCGCTATGAACGCGCAGCTAATGGACGCTATGAGCTAACTATGCTGAAAGTTCGTGAGAATGTTGAGGGGGATAAGTCATTCATTCGGTTATGGACTAAAGAAATCATTGCGCTTTATGAGGTTGAGGGTGAAGAGTTCAAGGTCATCGAGAGTATGGAAAACCCACTAGGCGTAATACCAGCCGTTTGCTTATACGGTAATCGTTCACCTGTTCGCGGTATTGGTGTGAGTGATATTACAGACGTAGCCTATATGCAACGGGCGATCTACAACGAGCTATCTGAGATTGAGCAGTTAATCCGCATCTCTAACCATCCAAGCCTCGTTAAGTCGGTTGATACCGAAGCTGGTGCAGGCGCAGGCAGTGTGATCGAAGTCTCTGATACTGACTCAATCCAGCCGTATCTACTCCAACCTAATGGCGGTAACCTAGACGCTATCCGAGCAAGCATCACGGACAAAGTTGAGGCGATTAACCGCATGACTCACATGGGCGCAGTGAGAGCGACAGACGCACAAACCAAGAGTGGCGTTGCGCTACAAACCGAGTTCCAACTACTTAACGCCAAGCTATCTGAAAAGGCTGGCTTGTGTGAGTTAACAGAAAATCAGATATGGAACTTTTTCATGCGGTGGCAGAGCATTGATAAGCGTTCAGGTGTTAAACCAGAGATTTCTATTATTTACCCTAATACCTTTGATTTGCGCGACTACGGTACAGAGCTAGAGTTCCTACAAAGAGCTAGGGCCAGCGGCGTGGCTAGCAAGACGTTTATGCAGGGCGTTGACCGATCTATCGCAGAGCTTGTGCTTAATGATGAGGACTTGGTAAAAGCAGTGCTTGAGATCGAGCAAGGGACAGAGCAGCTAGGTCAGTTTGAAAAGGGTCAGATTTACAAGTACCACATTGATGGCGGTGTAGTGACTCAGAATGAGGCCCGTAATGATCTAGGACTTAACCCATTAGCAGGCGGTGATGTAGTAGCGAAGCCTCAAGCGGTGGTGGCTGAATGAGTAAAGTTGCCCATATTGATAACCTTGATCGATTAGCTATCTTGCATAGCCAGCTAATTGATGAGGCATTGGTTGAGCTAGAGCAGGCAGCGGCAGGGATTGTGTCTAGTCTCCCAGTGAGTAGCGGCAAACTGCATGACCTAGAGGCGGCTATCGCGGCTAGACAGCAGTTGCAGAAAGCTATGGCTGACAACTTTATGTCTAAGTCACAGGCCATTGTCGATAGTTACGATGAGGCTGTAGGGACTCTAGCAAGCCTATATCAAGACGCTCTAAGCACTGGCGTACTGACTGCCACTCAATCTGAGTCTATCCGTCAGTTGAAGTTAATGTCGTTTCAAGGCTTTGAAGAGATCGCTAACGCCCACCTTGAGCTAATGGCGAGAGAGGTCTATCAGTCAACGCTGACAGGCAGAGCGATTAATGAAACCGTTCAGTCTATACGACACGCGATCAACGGTGTCTATATTCAAAGTAATGATGAAGAGGCTCAAGCACTGGTTGAATTTATCAGCAAGAATAAAGACGATGCCGCAAAAGCCGCTCAGGTTGATAAGGCTATTAATCTACTCCATTCCACCTACTCACGCGACAGGCTAGGTAACAACCTTAGACGGTACTCAAGCAGCTATGCTCAAGACGCTCTAATGCAGTTTAGCGCCTCGGCTAATATGTCTATCGTGGCTGACCTAGAGATTGAGCGGTGGGAATATTATGGGGACGTTATTAAGGACTCACGCGATTGGTGTATCGAGCATGAGGGGCGAATCATGACAACCCAAGAGATACGAGATGAGTGGGCTAGCCGAAGCTGGAAGGGTAAATCATCAGGCGACCCGTTTATCGTTAGAGGGGGTTATAACTGCCGCCATCATTTTGCAGCAGTGGTGGACTAACCATGAAAGACATTGACCTTGAAGACCCACAAACGGCTGAACGGTATAAAGAAGCCATTGCTCACTACACTGTGTTATTCGGTGAGCATCCACCAACCATTGAAGCGCCTATCCATTGGGATAGTTTAGAGTGGCTAGAATTAGTCGAGGACTGTATTTGTGAAGGGCAGGAAATGACATTAGATTTTCATCAACTAGGGGAAGACGTATGAGTGAAGCAGCAGAAGTAATTGAAGTGGTTGAATTAACAGAACCAGAAAAAACGTTAACACAGGCCGAGGTCGATAAGATTGTCGCTGATCGGGTAGGGCGTGAAAGGCGCAAGTTCGAGAAGAAATACGAGGGCGTTGATGTTGATCAGTTCACGAAGTGGCAAGAGCAACAAGCGCAATCAGAAGTCGATCAAGCCACCGCTAAGGGTGAGTTTGAGAAAGTAATCAAAATGCAGGCCGAGAAGAAAGACGCTGAAATCGCTCGACTGAGTAAATTAGTGACGAATAACGAGGTCGATGGGGCTTTATTACGGGCTGCTGAACTAGGTCAAGCCGTAGCGCCAACCCAAGTTACTGAGCTTTTGAAGGGAAAAGTGCGATTAAGTAGCGAAGGTGTTGCAGAAGTATTGGATAACGATGGAACTACCCGATATGGTGATGATGGTTCTCCGTTGACAGTACATCAATTGGTTGGCGAGTTCCTTACTACTAACCCTCACTTCGTCAAAGCCTCTTTAGGTGGCTCGGGGTCGTCAGGTTCAGTAGGTGGCAATACATCGAGGCTTAAATCGGTGGGTGATATGAGTAAGGCGGAATACGCTGAACATCGTACCAAGATTGGTCGTGGTAGTAATACTGGCGGCTATATCAAACCCAACTAAAAAAGCAAGGTGTATCCATACGGTCACTTTGCATAAACAAATTGTAAGGTGACCAAAATGGCAGCATCAACTACTACTACGCTAGACGATCTGTTTAGCAATATCATTAAAGAAGCGATTTTCGTATCGCAAGAAACTTCCCTTGTTCGTAACCTCGTTACTACTTATGACATTTCTGGCGAAGCTGGCAAAGTCGTTCAAGTTCCAGTTTACGGTGAGACTACCGCCTCGGCATTGACCGAAGGGTCGGATATGTCTAGCACTGCAATCTCAACCACTAGCAAGTCAATCACTGTATCAGAAGCAGGCGTTCAAGCCTTGTTGACCGATATGGCTGCTAAATCTGCTATGGGTGACGTTGCTGGTGACTTAGGCCGCATCCTTGGCGAAGCCGTTGCTAAGAAGATGGATAAAGACCTTATCGCATTGTTCGCTGGTTTCAGCGCAGGCCAAGGTACAGCCGCACAGGAAATTACTGTTGCTGACATCTTTAAAGCTGCCGCAGTATTACGCGCTAATAACGCCACTGGCACACCATCTGCTGTGATCCATCCTTATCAGGCATACCAGTTGAAGTCTAACCTCACCAACGCTTTCGCTAACCCGAACGGTGGTGATATGCAGAATGAAGCGATGCGTTCTGGCTACGTTGGTACGATTGCTGGCGTTAACATCTACGAATCAGCCAACATTGTTGTTGACGGTTCTGGTGATGCTATCGGTGCATTGTTTACTCCAGCCGCATTAGGTTTGGCTATCAAGTGGGACATCAACATCGAACCTCAAAGGGACGCTAGTATGCGTGGTTTTGAGCTTAACGCTACTGCATGTTTCGGTGTAGGCGAGCTTGTTGACACTTACGGTCAGAGCCTAACCTTTGACGCTGCCCTGTAAGGAGTAGTTCATGGCTATGAGTGCTGACAAAGACTTGTCGGCCATCTTACCTGACATTCTAACCCTTGGGATTAACTCATTTGCGAGTGAGCATTCCAAGGCAAAGACTGATCTTGTGCGTAGATTACGCAGGGATTGGTGGCCTAAAAAGGGTCTGTCAGGTGAGCTTAATGCCAGCCTACTCACTGAATCTCAGTTTACCAAGTGTGCCGCTTATCTAGTGTTGTGGAAGTACGCAATACCGATGCTGGCTACATGGGATGAAGGTGATCGCTTTTATAAGATGATTTCCTTTTACAAACTGCGTTTTGAAGAAGAGTGGGACGAGTTATTAATTGATGGGATTGAGTATGACGCAGACGACGATGGAGTTGTCACTGAATCAGAAAAACTACCCATCCATTTTGGCAGGCTGACGCGCTAATGAATATCGGCATGAC